GGATCGCATAAACGAGATTAAGGGCGAAATTGATAACGTCTTTTTTGCCTGTCAATATCTCAACAACCCACTACCTGAGGGCGTTCAAATATTCTCTATTGATTGCCTGTCCTTCTATGATCCAGAGTCTCATGATTATATGAGGCTCGGGACTAACTTCTGTTTCTTTGACCCATCGCAAGGCAAAAAGGGCTCAGACTTTCCTGCTGTGATATGGGTTAACGTTTATAACGGGAGAAAATATCTATTCCATGCAATAGATAAGAAGATACAGCTAACTGCGCTAATTGAAATGATTGCTAAATATAATCAAAAATTCGGCGTAAAACTTATGATTTTCGAGACAAACGGAGCTATGGGTATGGAGGGATCTATCATATCAGCACATGAGGAAATAAAATACCCAATCGGCATTGAAGGTATTCATGAGACAAGAAACAAAAACGAACGCATTCAAATGTGTCAACCAGACCTTTATCGTCCCAAAAACTTCTATTTCAGAGAAGATTATAAGACGATATACCCAGAGCTTATGAATCAACTAATATTCTTTCCAGCTTGGGGATCTGATGACTTCCCCGATGTTATCGAAAAGGCGGTAACGTGGCTAAATCTCATGATGCCCGCAAATATTAAAAGTCCTAACACTCAGTTTGCACGAGGTACGTTTGCGGGTTCTTTGTCTGCCGGTAGTTTGTTATCTAGCAAAAAATGGTAGAATATTATCAATCTAAAGTTTAACCTCTCAATTGACAATCAATAAAACCAAGGGGGAATATCTTGGCGATACTTGAGAATATTCAAGACGGTTTGGAAGTTGAGGACAAAAATGAGTTTTTTGGTTACACCGGAACGACAGTATATGGCGGTTATGTTCAAGAGGAATCTTTAACAGAACTGCAAGGACTTCAGGCGGTCGAAACTTGGGACGAGATGCGGCGCGGCGATGGACAGATTAAGATGATTTTGAGCGCGATTAAAAATCCCGTTAGGTCGGCAAAATTCTCGTATTCCCCAAAAGAAGATGACGACAAATCTGCAAAGATCGCTGATTTTTTAAACTACGTCCTATTTAGCGGTGAGTTCTTTTCGTTTCAAGAGTTCTTGACCGAGGCGTTGACGTATCTTGATTTTGGCTTTTCAGTTCATGAGTATTTTTTTAAGGCACATAAGGATAAAGAGTTCGGTTCGTATCATACGATCGGCGGACTTGGATTCCGCAAACAGGCAACAATTGCGCGTTGGCTAATTGATCCAATTACTGGATTGTATGGCGTTGAACAAACAGCCTATGGAGATACAGTTAAAAACGGAATTAATACGGTAATTATCCCAAAAGATAGAGTTATCATTCTGTCAAACGACAAAGAGGGCGATAACTACGAAGGAATATCAATATTGCGCCCGTGTTACGGGCCATGGTTTCGAAAAAACCTTGACCTTAAATTAAAATCAATTGGAAACGAAAAGGCTTCAATTGGAATTCCGTGCGGGAAGTATCCGAAGGGTCAAGAGTCAAGCGACCAACGGGCAAAATTTGAGGCAATGCTATCTAACTTCGCCATTCACGAGTCCTCTTATCTGATGTATCCAGACGGTTATGAGATTGACGTCAAGAAAATCGATTTCGACGCTCAAAAGCTGATCTCGTCAATTCAATACGAAGATTCGCAGATGGCAAAATCGATGCTCCTGCAATTCCTAGAACTCGGTCAGGGGGGAACTGGCGGCGCGTATGCCCTCGGCGCAGATCAATCAGACATCGCAATGAGTTCGTTCCAGTACATCGGGGAATATATCGCCGCAAAACTAAACGACATTGCCCGTAAGCTAGTTGAGATCAATTTTGGATCGCTCGAAAATATGCCCTACTTTACGGTATCTGGGATCAATAACAAGGCTGGCTCTGAGCTTGCCAACGTCCTCAAGACAATGATTGATGCAAGGGTTATCCGGCCAGACGACACGCTGGAGAGCTATATTAGGGATAACTACAATATGCCGCAGGCAGAGACGACCCGCGAGGAAGACCCAAAACCAACCGCGCCAAACCCCGATCAGACTTTAGACGAAAAGTCTCCTGTCAAAAAAGGGAACTCTTTTGTTCAGGAAGAAAAGAAGCTTTCCGAGATGTCAGACAGACAGCCAACAGCCAGCGGGTTTAGGCGTCCGTTTACCAAGTACGAGGAAGGTATCGACTTCGCCGAGATCGTCAAAGAGTTCGATTTCGAAACCGACAGACTGACCAGAACTATGCGCTCGCGTGTAACGGCAATGGCAGAAAAGGCCATGCGTGACGTTGAGATTCTGCTTAAAAAGAATCCAAACAACCGCGTTGGTGCGGTTGCCGATTATGAAGTTGATACAAAGAACTTTAAAAAGGTCATGATCGAGTCCATGTCGGACATCGTGGCAACGGGAACAGAGCAAGCCAAACGAGATCTATCAGCCAAAATGAAAGGCACTAATTTCGCCGAGGCATGGAAGCGAAATCTTGAGTTTCTTCCTCGTCATGTCAAAAACGGGCTGATGGTTCAGGCCAGCATGCAAGCGACTAAACACGCAGGGGACATCAAAAGAATTATAGCCTTTGGTGTTATGTCTGGAGACGAGGCGGGGTTGAAAGATTCCGAGATCATCCGACGTATAGACGATAGCCTTGGTGAATACGTGATTTCTGCCGTGATTGAAAACGCAGCGAGAACAATAACCAGCCAAAACATCAACCGAGGTCGGCAGGGTTACATGTTTGACCAAGAGAATCTAAAAGAGATTCAGGCATTCCAATATTCGGCCATCATTGACGACTCGACTACAGACATATGTTTATCTCTTGATGGAAAGATCATGCGTAAAGATGACGAGGAAAGCCAACGTTTTACGCCTCCAAACCATTATGGTTGTAGGTCTATACTAGTTCCGATCACGGTTAACGAAGAAAAGCCAAAGGCTACTGGCCTGGAAATCGACCCAACAAATGATATACTTGTAGAAGAATACGAGCGACGAGGACAAAAAGCACCAAGTCTCGAAACAATTAAAAAGTCGAGGAATTTATGATTGAAAAAAATTTTTATGGAATCGACTTTGCAGAACTGGACGCAATCGAACCAAGCAAACCTATTCAAATATTAAAGGTTGGTGAGTTTGATCATCCATCAGCGGGTAAGGTGAAGATTACAAAAGAGGATTTAACGAAGTTTGTCGCTTCATTTAAGAACGGCGCAAGGAAGATTGACCTGGCTATAAACTATGAGCACTTAATGTCAAGCGCGCATGGTACAAAGGCTGCAGGTTGGATCAAAGAACTCCAAGTGCGTTCGGATGGTGCGGAGCTTTGGGCCATTCCAGAATGGACGCCCGAAGGACTTCGACAGATCAAAGATAAGGAATTTCGTTATTTGTCAGCCGAACTTTTATGGTCGTACAAGGACAATGAAACGGGCGTTGTTCATGAACGAGTTTTAAAAGGCGCTGCTCTGACGAACTACCCTGTCATCAAAGGAATGTCTCCAATTGAGGCATCCGAAATCACACAAGACAAAACAAATAATGGAGGTATTGTTAAAATGAACTTAACCGAATTGAAACTAAAACTTTCTGAACTCGGTATTGATTTTGCTGAGATCGAAAGAAAAGCAAAAGGCTTCGACGAATTGACTTTGAAGCTTTCTGAACTCACTGGCGAGCGAGATACTCTGAAGAGCGAGCTTGCAAAAGCTAAGGTCGTTTCTGAAGAAGCTCAAAAGAAAATAAACGAACTTAAATTTTCTGAACTCGTTTCTAAAGGAATGAGCGAAGGTCGTTTAACTAAGGTCATGTCTGAAGGTATGTTTAAACAACTTTTCGAAAAGAACGGAGCCGAGTTTGCTGAAGGCTTCCTATCCGAAATGCCAGTGGTAGTTGATGTTAAGCAAACTTCTGGCGGACACGCGGGCGATATTGTTAATAATTCAGACGTGTCCGACGTTCAAAAGAAGGTAAGCGATTTAGCGGCTGAGATTATGGAAAAAGAAAAAGTGAACTTCTCGGAAGCTTGTCATAGAGTTTTCCAACGAAACGAATCACTTTCAAAAGGATGGTTTGAACTCGCCAAGTAATTCGGGTTTAAACAAAAAATCAACAAACTTTAAAAAAAGGAATTAATTCCATGGGTAAAAATTACACTGACCGACTTCTTACGAATGTCGCAAAAGGCTATAAGCCTCTAAATCACGTTAACGAAATTATAATGCCTCCGCTGATGGTCACCAAAGATACGGGCGATATAGCTGTTTATGGTGCCGACAATATGAGAATTGTTAGCACAGTGAAAGCGCCGGAAGGCGAAACCCCAACCGTATCATTCAATGTAACGACTGCTGACGCTTATGTGATCAAAAAACATGCGCTCAAAGTCCTTGCTAATGATTCCGAAATTGAAAACCAAGAAGTCCCATTTGATGCTTTCCGTGACAAGACCGAGTTTGTTTATGATCTTCTTTCCTGCGCTCGTGAGTATGGCCTTGCAAGTTATATGAACACCGTAGGAAATTTCACCTACAACACAACTCTTGCTACAACATATCAATGGGGTGGATCTACTGATGACCCGCTCGGAAACATCAACACAGCTATTGATTCCGTTAAGTCAAAAGCTGGTAAGCCGCGCTCCATGATCTCTTTGATTCTGCCCGACAACGTATTCCAAAAGTTGGTATTCCTTCCTGAGATTCTATCAACATTAGGCTTTGCCTCGCGTCCATCAGATATGAATCCGGCCTACATTCGCCCGGAAGCTTTAGCGATTGCCCTCGGTATTGCGAAGGTCATTGTTCCAGAAGGTATCTATAATAGTGCGGCGGACGGACAAACCGATAGCCTAGCTAACATGTGGGGTAAACACGCATGGGCTGCTTACATTCCGTCGACTCCAAAGATCAAAGAACATTGCTTCGGTTACACCGTCAAAAAACGCGATGCTATAATTGTTGATCGTTGGAGAGATGAGGACCGTATGGGCTTTTGGATTAGAGGGACAGACGCATATGACCAATATGTCATGAACGAAAAATGTGTTTATATGATTGAGAATGCTATAGCTTAATATCGGAGCAAAAAAATGGGAAGACATAAGAAAAATCAAAAGTTATTAATCGACGACGTAGTTTTATCAAACGAGAACACAGATCCTTCTGTTGAGGTTGTTGATGATGATTTCGAGCCGGAATACTCGTATGAGTGTACTCGGTCTAATCTCCAATATGGCAGCAAGACAGGAGAAAAGTTTGTGTTTCATAAGGGTGATAATCCTAAAGGTCTAAATGCAGATGATATTGACTATCTTGTGTCACAAGGTTTTTTTAAAATTATTAATTAAAGGAAGGTCACAA